AGTCTGGTCTTCCCATTTTAAACTACCTATCGCAGAAAAACCACTTGTTTGTTGAATACTAGAAGTGCCAGTTTGAACCAATGAACCAGTGACATCTAAGTTAGTTGTAGCGTTTATTTGACTTGCTGCTGATATGATAAATACACCAACAGCTGTTACGTTTGTCGATGCGGTAATATTTGATTCACCAACATCAATTTGTGTGCCTACTGCACTAAGACTTGAAGATGCTGCCATAATAACGCCACCAATATCTATTTGAGTACCTACAGCTGTTAGGCTAGATGTTGATGATATGCTTGTCGCACCAAACTTAACTATGACTGCATCTGATGTAAGACCAGATGTTGCTGTTATAGATGATGCACCTTGTATTGGGACGAGTCCAACTGCTGTGACATTAGAAGAAGCTGTTATTGATGCTTCTCCAGTTACAGGTACAACACCAACCGCAGTTAGGTTTGATGTTGCTGTGATTGAGCTTTCAGCTAATTCAAATTGTGGTGTTCCCCAGTAAGACTTACCGTATCCACCAAAACCATAGCCAACTGAAGCCATGTTATTAAGCTACAGTTATGTCTATAGCACCTGCATTAAATCTAAATACATCTCCAGTAGAAACAGTTTTGCTAGTGGTTAAATTACCATAAGCAAGTAAGTTACCAGATGATGAAGCGTCAAAAACACCTACTGCAACAACAGTACCATAATTAGCTGTAGCTGTTGGGTATTCTATTGCTGATGTGTTTGAAGCTGTATCAGCAGATATGGTAAAAGCTGCTGTTTGTCTTGCATAAGCTCCGCCAGAAACTTCTGTACCACCACCAGTATCACTTGGTGCTGATGTATATAATGCTACATATAATGTTGCTGGAGCTGTATAGGCTGATCCACCAAATACATGACCAACAACTTTGTTTTCTAAATAATTTGAAAATCCAGCCATTCTATTCTCCTTTATTAATTACCGTAGTAATAATTTCTTTTTTGTTTTTTTCCGTAAGTTCTTCTTCTCATCATTAAAGAACCTTTACCAAATGCAGCCTTTTCTTGCTCGAGTCTCATTTCTTCTAATGCCTTCTCAAACTGTTGAGTGAACATTGGTATTCTTTCATCTTCCATTAAAAAAATAGAAGCGTGTTTTAACGCACCATATAAATAAACATCTGGGTGCGAGACTGATACAAAGTTACTTGTATTGGAATCACTTAATGCAGATATTTTAGCATAGTAAGTTAGTTGTAGGGTATATTCTCCATCAGGAGTTGGTGCTAATTCTATAGAGTCATCAACCATTGCAAAGTAAACTGGTTGACCTACAGAGTTGTTGTTTGATTTTCTATAGACATCTAATGACTCTATAGATTGTTGGAATAAAGGACTGAAATCGTTTGATGTAATTTCTACATTAATTGCCTCTATCCAATCTGTTGGAACTGTTAAATATTGTGAGTCAGCTGTAGCAGTTGCTCTTTTAATCATGTCTTTGGTTCTTAATCGTCTATTAAGTTCCGCTTCGACATTATCGATAAACGTATCTATATCAGACGTTAAATCTGATCTATTAAGATAATTTGCTATTGCTGTTTTTAATTCTGCATATGTCATACTTTACCTTGCCAAGTTCTAAATACTTTATTATCTGGGTCGTTGAGCCATTGTTTCCATTTAGCTCTATCTTTTGACCAGCCTTCGCGTAATGCCTTTTGCCAAATCACCATAGGGACTTCAGCAATGTGTCGCATATCTTTTCCAGGCTTAAGTGTATTGTCTCTTAGTTTCTTAACGTGGTCAATGACGGGAGCAACATCTTGAGTCGTATGATAAACCAGCTTGTCATCTTCGGTAATGAACTCTGATTTATAACCAGTTTTATGGTCGGTGATTGTACGTTTTGTTGCCATATTAAATAAGGGCGGGAGAGCCGAAGCTCTCCCTAATTCTAACTAACTTATGAAGTAGTTAAGTCAGCAACTATACCGTGAGCAGCTTCGTTGCTCATTTCTAGTCCGTACTCAGTCACAATCATCTTAGTTTGGGCATCCCCGACAGTAGCGATATCAACTGTTTTAAAGTCTCTTAAGAAAGAAACTTTAGCATAGTCTGGATCAACTAATAATAGTGATCTTTCTCTACTGAAGTTAGATGGAATGATTTTTAACTCACCAAAGTCTGAAGCATAAATAGAAACAGAAGCCTCTACTGTGTTTGCATCAACCATTTGTCTAGCTGTACTTCTGCCTGTGAAACCAGATATTTTCTGCTTGTTTACAGGGCCACAGATTGCCATTGAAGGCTCTCCACCGTTTGTGAAACAAGATTGTAATACTGCTTTAAGTAAAGTTTCAGTTAAAGCTCTTTGAGTTCCGTCTGTTGGAGCTGTTCCGCCACCAGTAGGAGCGCCTGATGCTGCTTTACTGTAATTGGATTTTATCCAAGATTCAAAGCCACCAGTTTTTCTAGCTGTTGTTGCGTTACCAGTTGTTTTACCACCATTTTGACAGAGAGCTGTTTCCATGTCTCTTTTCAATGCTTTAGCCATAATAGCTAATTGATGAGCCATTTCTGACTTCTTACCAGCTGGGTCAGATGCTTGTTGAGAACCAGATACAGTTGCATCTCTTGAAGAGATCATTGCAACATTACTAACTCTAGTTGTAGCAGTAGAAGCTGAAGTAGCTCCGTCTAATCTAAAGCCTTCTAGTTCACCAGCTGCATCAACAGTTGGTAGAGTTTCTGTTTGCCAATCGAAAACTACGTTCTTGATTGAGTTTTTACCAATAGCACTCATAAAAGGAGTAGCTTGTGGTGAGATGTTATAAATTACGTCACTCAGTTGTTCTCTATCAGAAGTCGCTGAGTAAGTATCAAATGCGTTTGTTACTTTTGCCATGATATTTAATTCCTATGTTTAAAAAGTTTATATTAATTGTTCAAATAATTTAGCTGCGTCCTGAACCTTTCCAGTCTTAGCTAATTTTTGACGCGCTCTTTTCACAGGAGTTGTTGTCTTAGGTACGTTTGAAGTGCCAGGTCGAGCGGTTCGAGCTGCCGCTTTCTTTTCAGTTGGTTTCACTTTAGTCGCTTGTTGTGTCTTATGTTGTAGCCATGCGTTTCTTAAACCAAGTAAAACTCGGTAGTCATAAACACTGTCCATCTCTTGAGGTGTGTACCCCAAAACATTAACACCATAATCACGAATTGCCATCTTTTCTTTTGATGCCATTTCGTTATCTTGCCATTCTGGTATTTGTTCAAGCAGTTGTTGATTACCGTATTCAACAAATTGTTGAAGTTTCTTTTGCTGTTCCGCTTGAGACTCTTGTTGGAGTCTTTGTGATTCAGCTTGTACGGCTTGCAACTTTTGCTTTTTCTCATTCCAGATGTCTTTTTCACGGACATAAGCAATAGGGTCTGCTTCATAAAGTGCTGACCAATCTGGCTCGTTTTCTAACTCGCCCCTCAAAGTCGATTCCATCTTTGGTAACAACTGTGAGTAAATTGCGTCTTTTTGAGAAACCTCTTCTTGTTGTGCTTCAATAGCTTTTCGCTGTTGAGCTAACTCTTGAGTTTTTCTCGTATAATCTCTTTGGCGACTGTATCCGTTTTGGAGTTCTTCAAGCGTGACCTCTGTATCTTCACCATCTACTTTAATTGTATATAGCTGTGGTTGCTCGGACTCCTCTTCTTCTACTTGATCTTCTTGAGGTTCGTCTTCATCTACATCTTCTTCAAGCTCTTCTTCGTAAGGTTCGTTATCTTCGATAACTTCATCTTCGTTGACTAGCTCTTCTGATGCCTGTTCTTCTATTTCGTTTTCTGGTTGCTCGTCTGGAGTCAAAAAACTTTCAAAAGATTGTTCTGTCTCTTGCATGTTTGTTTGTAAACCAATCGGCTTTGCGTTGTTGGTCATAATCATTCCTTAAAAATGTAAAGTAATATTTTAACAATACTTAGTTAAATTTTACACAACTTTGTGCAATCTTCCTAATTGGGCTTTTGTAATTTTACCCTTCTCTACGATTATACGCAGATGTCTTTCGACCTCTGGTAGTAGTTTGATTGCTTTGTGTAAATTTTCTCTTTTACTTATATCATCTTGCTTAGATGATAACCATAAATTTATGTATTCATTTTTAAGTTCTTCGATTGCTTTTGTGAAAGTTTCAGCGTTAAGAATTAACTCTGCTTCGTTTGAATTTAAAATATCTTCTTGTGATGGCATAAATGTTTAACTTAGATTATCTAATACTCTTTGAATACCAGCTAGGTTTAATCCTTGGTAGCCTTTTGGTTGTTGTTGGTCACTAACAGAGCCACTAAATATATCTCTTAATGGTATTTCTTTTGGGTCTTTATCGTCAAATATTGTTACGCCACCAATGCCTGTGCCAAAGTAACTAGGGTCATCAGCAAACACACCATAAGGACTTGGTTGTCCTGTAGGAATTGCAGACGAAGATTCAAAAGGATTTTGAATACTGCCAGAGTTAATATCGGATTGTGTAAATCCTGTTGGATAAGCAGCTGAATAACTTTTGCTTGGCGCAATCATACCAGGTACGTTTGAGCCTCCAGCTATTTGTTGAGCATAACCTAATCCAGTACCATAATTATTAGGAACATTATAGGTTCCATAAACATCAGCATTTCGACTAGGTGTTCGAGTGTATTGATCGCTGGTATTTTGGTTGTTATCACTACTATCAGTAATGGTAGCTGAGTCGTATATAGAAGGGTCTTTTTCTTGAGTGGTCATTCCTGGGTTAAACATATCATTCTCTACAGAAAATCTAGGATTACTTTTTTTTGAGTCAATATTAAAATTATCTAACATACCCAATCCAGGAATAGTTAATTTTGCTATACCCTCCATAACATTAGGTACACCAATATTAATTGCTCCGCCTACAGGATATTCTTCTAAGTATGCTTCTTGATGTAAAGGACTTTTGGTTATAATGTCTTGTATTTCTGTTTGATATAAATTTCTTCCAGAGCCATCACCTGCATCTATATTTTGAAGTATGTCTTTATTTTGTTGAAGGTCTTGTAATTGGCTTTTAACAATATCTTTCATCATGTCTTCTTGAAGCATATCGTTAGAAACACTAAAACCTGGTTGTCTATCGCTAGACATTTGATTGGTTACTGCTGGTAGAGATGGTACAGAAAAAATAGAAGGAACATCTACAGCTGGTTCTCGCACAAACGAAGGCGCATAGTCTCTGTTGTTATTTAAAGAGGGAGTAGAGTAATCTATTCCGCCCATTCTAAAATTTCCTTGTACTGCCATAATTTATTCCTACCCAGCTATTAGTTTATCAATTTTTTCATCTAATTTGTCTAATCTATCGAAAATTCTTTGCATATCTAAATGAAGGTCTTGTTTGGTTGCGTATCGTGAAGGTATTTCTTCTCTGGTTTTATTGAGGAGTATTTCTACTCGTTGGATATCTGAAGCGTTAGTACGAATACTATAGATAATAGGAACATACACTAACGTAATGATTGCGTTCCAAAATAAAATCGGGTTGTCCATTAATAACTCCAAATATGTGGTCTTGGTCTGTTTGGTTGTTCTTCCGAAATATCTAAATGTATAAATCGAGAATTGCCTTTTTGGTTTACGCCAATACCAGTAAATCCATAATCTCTAGCTTTCGATACAATCTGGAGTGCTTTATCTCCTCTTACATATACATCGGCAGCTAGTCCTTCTGCATGAGTTCCTGGAGTTTTCTTCTTCGCTTCTATGGGGTGGTCTTCACACCTGTACCCAGAGGTTATAACAAAGGGAAAATCCAGCTCTGTTCTTAGTGATTGTAACTTATTTATTAGTTCGTGTGAAATACCATTTTTACCACAATGTTTGCAAGCAAACTCTTCTTCTTTAAAGTTTACCCAAGACATTATTTTCCTACGCCCTTGACTCGCTCGTATGATCTGAGTCCACCAAGACCAAGCATACCCATAAGGACGGGTAGCATAGTTGATGTATCTGCTTGCGGTACGATAATGCCAAAAGGAGCTGCGAGAGGACTGATTAAAAAGTTTACCGCAAAACCACAAACACAAATCCAAGCTGTTGCCGGTCGCCAAGAAGATTGAAACCAATTACCTTTAGCTTCTTCTTTGTTGACATCTATTTGTGCTTTAGCGATTTCATGGATATGTTTTTCAGACATAGTTGCAATTTCATGTGCAATCTTTTGTTTCGTGTCTGCGTCTGGAATAAACTTATCAAGAAGTTCGCTTACTGGTTTTATTAGTTTTTCTATCATAATTTCTTAGTTTGATTAATGCTTTTAATTTGGAAAAAGAATTAACTGTTTGTTTTTTTGGTTTCTGTTGTTTTGTATTCATGTGAATATTTATTAAAAAGTTTGTCTGCTTTTCTTTTAAAAGACCATTCTAAAAATTTACCAAGTAAGTAAGACAAGCTACTTTTAAGGTCTAGCTTTTTTCTTAGCTCTTTCACTTAACTCGTTAAAATGAAATAGCCTTACACTTGTTGCGGTGTGATTTTTATTAGAATGTAAATGTCCGTTAGGCATTTTGTGAGAATTACCTTTGTGTTCAGTTCCATCTCTTTTGTAATGTTTTACGCCTTTCATAATTAATATTTCTTTTTAGTTTTTTTAGTTTTCTTTTTTGGTGGTCTACCTTTTGTAGTTCCGTATGTTCCTTTTCCTTTTGGCATAATTATCTCCTTTTTTTTGCGGTTTTTTTAGCTTGTTTAAATGCTCTGTTCGTTGGTGCGCCTTTTGCTCCTTTCTTTCGCATAGTCTCACCAGACCCAGCTTTAATTCTTTTTCTCTTCGCATTAATATTTGCGTATAGTCCTTTTCCTGGCATAGTTATCTCCTTACCATTTTTTGCAAGACCAATATCTCGCGGTTAATTTACTAGGCGGATTAGTGTCGCACTTATGCCTAGCTCTAAATGATTTACGTCTTGCTGGCTGATCTTTTTTAATTGTCATTTTAGGATCACCAAAGCGAATAAGTTTTATGGTTTCACCGACCTTTGCCAAGACAGCAAACTTCTTTGACTTTCCTGGTGTACGTTTAGGTTTATTATATCCAGCGAACCTTTCGCCTCTATAAGTTATTGCCATAGTTAATGTATTAAAGTTACTTTAGAAGATATTAGTTCTGAGTCGTGAGGTATCTGTAAAAATATCCTTGCTACTCTTTTAGCGTCTTCCAAGCTCTTAGCTTTTATATCGTTACCGCAGTAGATAAAATCTCCGTCAAGAAATTCTAAGTCGTAAATCTTATCCGATTGGTTGGTTATTGCCATTGGTAAACATTCCTTGCGATTGGTTTTTTGCTACCTGTCTAATCGCTTCTCTATCTCTTTCCATGATTGCATTTATTTCAGCGACATTTACTTGAGCGCCATACTTAGCTTGTAGTTCAGCTATCTTCAGTTTTAAATCAGCTTCATGTTCATCACGGTTTCTGTCGTCATCCATAATGATTTTCATTCTATCTGTCTCTGCATCAATGATAGCTTTTTGTGCTAAGTTCTGAGCTTTCATTGCTTCAGCTTGAGCCAACATTTCTTCTGGTGAAGGTTTAGCTGCTTCTGGTGGTTGCGGAGGCATAGGCGGTACAGTTGTATTTATAAATGTTGTTGCATCTTTAAATCCAGCCATCTCAATCATTTTAGTTAGAGTGTTTGCATACTGCTGTAAATTAACCAAAGGATTGTTAGGGCCTAATGTTTGTAATATTTGTTCTTGCTTTTGTGATAGTGCTGTTAAGACTTGGAACTTTTCTTCGTCAGAGTTTTTAGAAATACCAACATTAATTACCATGTCTTTATCAGCATCCCAATATCTAGGATCAACAGGAATAAACTCGTTGTTTAGTCTCATCATGTCTTGACCTTCTTGGTGCTTGATTACAAGTGAGTTAACAAGTTTAAATAAATCTTTCATTCCGTCAGCAAAGTGACGACAGATAAGTTCTACTCTTCCTTGTGCGCCAGACATAGTAGCAGTTACAGCTGCGGAAGTTGTAGATTGTAATGCTTCTGCATTAAGTCCAGCGGAAGCCTTAGAAACACCTGTGCGGTTTTCTTTTGCTTCGTCAAGATAAGACAATACTGGGAAGGCTTCTTTACCAACGAAAGGAACAGAGAAAGGCTGAACCATTCCTGGCGCTCTCATTCTAATTGGTTGTCCTATGTCAGTATTAAGAACATCGTCAATATTAACTTGTCCTTCTACTATACCCATTCTCGGGAAGATGGCGTGGCCTAGACTATCAAGGGTATCTCTCATTATCTGAGATTTAGCTGCTTGAATAGGCATCAAGTAGTCCGCGGGGCATGAGCCAATGGAGGTATGTGGCTCTGGATCGGGACAGAAGAGTGTAATAGGTAAATCATCCCAGGGTGTTGAATTAACAATATTTAATCCATTCCCTACAGTGCATACTCTAATCCTTTCATCTATACCATCACCATCTAAATCATAAAAAACATAATGTTCTATATAAAGAACACTTTTACTATTACTGTCTGCTCTATCAACACCAGTAAAATCTGCGTATGGATTTCTTGCTTGTTCTAAGTCGTATGAGTCTTCATCGACTGCGCTTCCAGAACCAGCGAACTCCTCCATTTGTTCTTTGTCATATCCCATAGCCACTAAGTCGCTTACAGTCTTAACCATTCTGTGTGCAACATAAGGCGATGAGTTTAAATCTCTTGCATGTCTTGATATAAGTATTTCTTCAGTTGGTACTGCTTCGATAACCACTTGGTCTTTAGCTTTAACTCTTCTTATTTTGACATCGTAACTAGCTGGAGTTTCTTGTGTTATCTCTTCGCCAGTTTCAGGATTTATAATTGTCATGCTTTGCATTTCAATTTTTTCTTCAATGACTTCTACGTTTACGTCCATGATAAGCGCTTGATAAGCCTCTGGAGAAATGTCTGTGTATTCATGAGTTGATGCAGTAATGCTGTCATCCCAATAGGCTTTTACAAAACCAGTTTTTCTAATGAGTGCATCTTTGAACGCATCGTATAAAACTTTGAAGCCTGGATTTTTTTGTTGGATGACATAGTTAATGTAATCTGTTTGTTGTTTGGCAAGTTGTATGTCCTCTGGGCCGTGAGGTATAAACTCTACTATTTTAGTTGTACCAAAAAATGTACGCATGATGGAAGGCAACATGAATAACACGCTGTCTCTAACATCGGTTGATACAAATTCTGATTGCATAGAACTTTGAGCTGTTGGAGAATTACCAAGGTAATAATCAGTAGCGTCAGCTCTGTCCTGGTCTATTTGGTCGATAAAGTCTTTAGCGTCATCCATTTCGGATTTAAGTACGCCTTGTAGTTCTTCTTCATTGTAAGAATCTTCTACTTGTAACTCTTCGATTGCTTGATCTTTGTCGTATTCCATACTTTATTCCTGTAGTAAACCTTTCGGAGATTGTAAGCCTTGATAATAATTTTTAAATTCTGGAGTTTTATAATTCCTAGAAAACATATCAGCTTCTTCTATTGTTTTGAACTGAATTACATTTCCATTTTTTTTATTATAATTTAATGCCTCTCTCGTATCTTCAAACTTATGTAGCTTGTCTCCAATTTTTACAATCATTGGAAAAGCATAAGCATTGCCATTTTCATCAAACTCAGCAGACATTAGATGAGTGCTAACCGATTTATCTGGATTATTAATTACTCCATAGTTTTGTGGCGATAAAATTCTATCAACAAACGGAACTTGTTTGTTCTGTGCTAGTAGCTGCATTAAATTTTCTACATTGTTATTCATTTATCCCACTCTGATTATTCTTGATGTCAATGGTTTCTTGAAATTATACCCTAAAAAGTTCTCGCCACCACTAAAACTTGCAGCGGAACTTGCCATGGTTAGTGCAAGTGCGTCAGCTTTATCTGGAGACTTAACACCTCTTTTTTTCATTTCGTCTTTAGACTCTATTTTTATTTTGCCAGTTGATGTATATTTATAACTAGGTGCTGCCAATTCTGATACAAGCTCATCATCATTAGGAAGTCGGCAATTACGCAGCACCAACCAATCTTTGATTGCGAACCATAATTCAGCTCGTAAGTTTAAATAGTTTTTCTTAGTCGATGGTGCTTCTGCAACATTAACTCCTCTTACTGGTAAATTTTGTTCAGCTAGTCTATCTACAACTCCACTACCAAGACCAATTACGTCTATAAGTATTTCTTGTGGTTGTTCTACGACTGTGCTGTCGTCATATAAATTTTTAACTGCACCGCATAATTGCATTAAATCCATCGATTTAAAAGTCTTAATTTCAAGAACAGTATTACCTTGTCTTATACATAGTGCAGAATTATCGCCACCAAAACGTGCAACGTCTAATCCCCATACAATAGGTGCTTTTGTTGTTAGTGCCACGTCCCTGTCGACAGCGTTTCTTGCCAGTTCCATTGGTATGACTGAATCATCGTCAGCGTTGGGGAACTCGCCTCGTACTTCTACTCTAGCAACAGTAGAATCTTCACCGTATTGCTCGAGCATGGTTTGGAATAGTTTTTGGTCAGTACCCTCGACTGTTCGTGAATCTATTTGTTCTAGGTTCCAGAACTTACGCTTAGATGTAAAACTCTCGTAGAAAGGCCCTGTGTTTCTTCTAGGGTTAGAGAAGGTAAACCAGAAACGATTTTCTGTAGGCTCGGAAAAGAATCCTTCGGATACAGAATAGATAGGAGCTGGAATACCCGATGCTTCATCCATTATCAAACATACTCCGTAAGATGAATGAATACCTGCAAACGCATCTGGGTTTTCCTCACTCCATAATTGTGCTTGGGCGTAGTAGTAACCAGTGTCTATTTTTAAGTCTCTTTTGAGTGCTTCTTCAAACCAACCATCTGGTTTTATGGTGGTAGCAGTTTTAGAAAACCAATGATTGTTAATTGATAGTGTTAGCCACTTACCTAATTCAGCCCATGTTCTTGATCGTAGCTGTTGTTCGGTGTTTGCGGTGACGATGATGGTTGAGCCTAGTCTGGTTGATAGCATCCATAGGATTAACCATGCAACAAGGGCAGACTTTCCTATTCCACGACCAGAAGCAACTGCAAGTCTAAACATCTCTGGTGTTGGAACGCCTTTATTTCTTTGTATGTGAATTGATAAATCTTTTAAAATTTTTTTCTGCCACTCTCTTGGGCCTGTAAAATCTTCGAGGGGGGTGTCCTTCTGTCCCCATGGGAAGATAAACATCACAAAGTTGTATGGATCATCTGCAACTTGAGGTGACCAAACTTCGGTCATTAGTTGCTGTTCAGCTTCAGCACCGTATTTCATATATTTACCAAAATAATGAATAGTAGAAAATTACCAAGTCCAGCTATGGTGGTGATTTCTATTATTCCTTTTATTACCTCTTTCATATTCTACTCAAAAAAAATTAAAAAAAATTAGCGCAACAGTTACACGTAATATACCCGTGCGAAAAAATGTAAGGGGGGGTCAATCGTTTAAAATCGGAGCATGATTTGTCAGATTGTGGGCAGCCCTTACAAGATAACAGCCTTTTACTTTTGTTATCAGCCCTTTTTCTTTTTTAAATCCTTGTTAGGGAATTGCTCTCTTGCTGTAGGTATTGATTTAACAGCATTTATAATCTTTGGTTCTTTGTTATCCGCCACCTGTCCGCCTAGTCTATCTTTTGCGCCAGTTAAAACATCATTTAGATTGATAGTAGCGTGTACTGTTTCTTGTCTATCTTTATAAATATGATCAGCTCTATTTTTTAAAAAGAATATTTGAGCCTGGATATTGTTTTCAGTGGTCGCGTTGACGTACAAGGCGTTTGCCACGTCCGTAACAGCCTTCGTTTGTCCTTCCCTCATATACCTTTCAAAAAGTTCAGAATCTTTCTTACGCCTTCTTAGAGTGCTTTCTGAGATGCCCATAACTGAAGCTAATTCCGATTGATTTAAACCAAGACCTGCAAAATGTTTTAACTTTTCTAACTCCTCAGAACTGAAAGAAATAATGCGTCTACCCTTCTTGACTGGCAAATTATTATCTTTTTTTGCTATTTTTTGCTCCATATTTGAAATTTTTTTATGCTCCTTAGACCCCTATCTTACAACATTCTTCATAAAAACCCTAAGTTTTTTTAGTTAACTACTTGATATATAAGTACATTTAGGTATCATAGGGAAGTCAAACGTAATACTTTAGGAGGTAATATGACAAAGAAAGAAAGAATGTATCAACAAATTGACCAACACGGTCAACGCCTGAACAATCTATTTAATACCAACTTAGATAATGTATCTTTATGTAAAAAGTTATTTAGATTAGAAAATTCAGCTTACAATATCACAACTCACTATTGCAATGGTTATGTAGAATATGACCACTTTCAATATAAAACCGAATCAATATTGCAACAAGTAGCAAAAATACTTGGTACTGATGACAGTAATTTATTCATTAATGGCGA